GCTGCTGGACGACCGTCTGGGGCAGTGATACTATTAGGAGTCACACCTGATCCAGAGATAAGCCCAGCCCGCCAGTTCATGCTAGCATCGGGGAAAATCGTACCAGCAAGCGCTGTCTCGGTCAATGGTAGATGAGTCCCAAGCATGGCTACAGCATTGATAGCTTCATCCAAAGACTCATGATGTCGAAGAAGGGTAAGACTCATAGTATGCTCGCTGCTGGGTATCGTCCATGAACGATGAGTTGATCTCCGGATGTCCCCCAGTTAAAGGGAACCGTACTAGAGACATATGCCCACACCGAGTAGGTGCCAGTCTGGTTCATGGCCACCGGATACGGGGCATTATTTGCGTCCCCGTTTTGGTCGAAAAACAGAGGACACTTAGTTCCTCCACTGGAGTATGCCTTACCATTGAACTGGGGTCCAATAACCCAACCCCCATGGGCTGGAACAGGAAGGTTGCACCGAGGATTTCCAGTAAAGGCAAAACCAGACGCCGTGGTCAAAACTGCTTCGAAAACAATCCAACGCTGGGCTAAACGAACATACCAACCCGTACTAGTTGAGGAACCCATCGTGACATTAGCCCACGTAGGAGTCCATGTTACCAAGCCTTGGACGGGATCTAGAGCTGTACGACTCATACCGCATCCTTTGCTAAGTAGTGTCCAATAACCTGAACTGCATCCGTGTTTCCCCAAGAAAACGGAACAGTGTTAGAAACGGCAGCTTCTACAGCATTCGTGGCGTTAGCAGTCCAACATACCAATCTACCTGCTGAAGTAGTACTGGGATTGGTAAATCCTAACTCATACACCATAGTGCCTTGGTCCACTGCAGTAGCTTCAAAAGACGCAGCAGAAGGCACAAAGGCGGCCTCGAAGGGGAGAGTTAATCCAGGCTGAGAAGCCATGGAGAATCCAGCTGCAAGGTTAAGCAAGGCAGTGAACTCAATCCATCGTCCCAGTCGAGTATATTGACCCCAACTAACGGACGAACCCATCGTGATATTTGTCCACGTAGGATTCCAGATTGTCGTTTTGGAGAGGATGGGCTTAGCGACTAGCATAGTGCCAACGCCCTTGTCGCAGTGTGAATCTTGTCCGAGTCAGTAGCCCAGGTGAACGGAATGGTTGAAGAACTGGTTGAAGCTGATGTATACGTACCTGCGGAGTTATTCACGCAAAGACTTCCTGTGTTGGTCAGAGCAGCACCAATGCTGTATGCCGGGTAAGCCCTAGTAGTAGAGTTATCCCAAAACATTGTCTTGTGACAACTCGTCCAGTTGATCGAGGCATCCACTACCGCGTTCAAGTGGTATCCAATGCCCCCCGTAACTGCAAAGGAAGCAGCTGATGTAAGAACTGACATACTTTCAAACCACTGCCCCATCTTAACCATCAAGCCAGCAAGAGCAGAAGATCCAGGTGTGACGTTAACCGTCTGGGGTACAAAGGCTCCCAGAACTAGTCCAGGAGGAGGTCCGCTCATCATGTTAGAGCTCCGTTGCTCGGGCACTCCCGGTAGAGTCGGATGACCAGATCACATCGATCTGGCCAGTGTAAACGGGATCTGGCATTTCCCAGTATCCATCTGCGGGGATTTTGACCGTGAAGCTGGTAGCACTTGCTGTAGCCCCATACTTCAAGTACATTGTCGAAGGTGAATCATTGTAGACAATCAGTCCCTTACGAGCCGCATTTGACGCACAAAGCGTCACATTTGTCGCTTGGTCGGTCTGATTGGTCAAGGTGGCCGCAGATGCAAACTTAGCACTGTTTTTTACCAGCAGGCCATTTGTAGCATCACCCGGAATCTCATCACCACCTCCCTCAGTTCCATCCACCAACTTGACTCGCTGGAAGCCATCTCCAATTATGGTATCAACAGCTACAGGTGCTCCTGAGCCGGGGGTGATTTCGATGTTGCCGAAGGTCATGGCTGCTCCTTACCAGTGGTGCATTTCGAACTCGAAGTCGCCGACGGGCCAGAAAACCGAGTCCCCAATCACGGCAGGAACTGGTGTATCCAAGGCCCCGACAAACCAACAGAAACCTCCACTCACCGTACTCCAGCAGGAATAGTGGGTGATGGTCTCGTTAACTGTGTACGGAATCCATCCGACAACGTTAGCATTACTTGCCACACCTGCTACTGCTGCACTTCGGGTGAAAGCCACTCTTGCCGTCATACCGGCTGCTATGGCATTCGTCCCCGCGTTGGTGGGATCGGCGGTGTGGATTTGCATGTAGAGGGTGGCCGGAATCGCAGTTCCATCAATGACTGCGGTGGCGCCCTGAGTGGTGAGGTTGGCCATGAGGGTCTCCTACAGGTAGGTAGCAGCCACTGAGCAGTCAGCTGCGCCGATGGTCTTGGTAGCGAATGTTGAAGAGTTACTCCAACAGATACCTGTTGTGAAATATCTTCCGAGGTCCAGGAAGTCGAGAGGCAGAGTACTTTTTGCTGGTACGTAGACGGCAAAGAGCGGAGCCGTGCCATCAACCGGAACTGCTGTCAAGTTGAAGAACATCACCAACTGAGCAGCCGCGTTGTCATTGGTAACCTTGACTGCGTACAGTTTTCCCGCTGATGCCTTGATAACCCCACTTGCTGCTGCATGAGCAGCATAAACCGATGCCGCCCAGGCTGAGTCCCCGTTGGGAACTGGAGTCATGTATGACTCTCCAGCAAGCCCGAACGCATTGGGGGTGTAGTCACCATTAGCTCCAAATGCAGCCTTGGCAGTATTGCTTACCCCGAGGGCAAACATACCGTAGTCACCGCTGGTGTGAACCCCATCTTCCGGATGGCTGCCTACGACTCGAAGTCGACCAAGGGCGTCAACGTGGAGGGGAACATAGTCCCCAGCAGCACCGTCTGCCGTAGGAGCGTCTCTGCGAATCGCCATGGCAGGGATTCCGTAATCAAGCGAAGCAGCAGGATCATCTTCTCGCTTGAAGAATCCACGGATCGCTTTGAGAAGCGCTATGACGCTCCCATCGCCAGTTACGGCCGCAGCATCGGTCGTCGCTCCGATCGAAACGTTTCCGCCGTTGAAGGTCCGAGTAACGACGTACCAGTTGCTGGTTCCATCGCCTCGGTTGCCATAGTACCCCATCGTGTAGCGGGTATTCTGATCCCAGTTCAGGGTGTCACCCTGCAAAGTACCCATGTCTAGTCCCTGTACCTCTTCCGGTAGTAAATCTTGACTCTGAGGTCGTCAGTGGCGTCACTTCCCGCAACCGAGAGATCGTTAACTCCCGGCATAAGAATCGGGAAGGACCCCGAAACAGTTGCCATGATGAGATCGCCAGGATCGTAAACGCCAGTCAACATGACATCATCGTTGGTTCCTACCAACACCGCCATGCCGATGGAGTTGATCGTGATGGTCTGTCCCACACCGATCGAACCTGCATAGCTAAGGAAGGCGTCATTGATTCCAAGAATCATCCCATCAATGGAGGATGCACCCATGTTGGTAACCTCGATGATGGGGTAGGTGGCTGCCACGATGTCGAAGTCGTAAGTCCAGCTATCGTTCTGGTTCACATCCCACTGGATAGACGTGGCATTGTCCGAATAGGCGTATGGTTGAACTGAAAACTCCAGATCAAACGTACCCACCTCTCGCCATTCATCTGGCTCGGGCGGATCCATCAGGACACCCATGTAGTACTTACCCGGCATGTCAGCCAGTTCCAACTTGGCTTCCTGATTCACATCCAGCCAATCAGCCACCTCACGGAAAGCATCTCGTCGTGAGATAGGGTCAACCTCGTCGATCATCACCCAACACTGAAGGGTGATCAGTCGACGACCTCGCTCCTCAGGAAAGTACCAAGCACCATCTCGACCCGGGATCGGCACCATGGTTCCTCGATGTTCACCAACGATTGACCGGGTGACCTTTCCACAATAGAACTCAGGGATGGTGGCCGATGAAACTTCGTTCCAGATCACTTCCATCAGCTCACCGCTCCCACTAGGGTCCTACGTCCAATGGACGCCTGACGAGCAGACTGTCGTTCATCCAATCGCTTGGCCAACTTGTCGATGTCAGTGTCGTCTCGAATCACTGCTTCACCAATCAAGGGGCCATGCTGATTGTAGTTATTGGTAACGGCACCTGCTCCCATTCCCAGTGAAGCTCCACCCATGGTTACAGGAATTGTAGCTCCCAGTCGATTGAGGCTACGGATACTGCGATTGATGTGAGCCAGTGTGGCATCCGCCTGGTCATCCATATCCATGAGAGCGTACTCGATCTTAGTCTTTGGTGAACCAAAGATTCCATCTCGGAATCCATTCCAGAATCCTTCACCAAAGTCCTTAGCGGCCTCAAAGGCCGACCCAGCAGCATTTCTGACAATGTTCACAGCATCGGTGATGAAGCCGAGAACCTTGCCCGGCAAGTCAGAGACGAAGTCGATGATCCCGTTAAAGATGTTGCTGCCGATATCCCAAGCAGCCTTGAAGAAGTCATCGACATGAGTGATCAACCAGTTGATGGCCTGCCAACCGTACTCAGCGATCTTCAGCGGAATGGTCTTGACGAACAGTTCGATGATGTTGGTGAAGATACTCCAGCCAATATTCCATGCAGCTGAGGCGAACTGAGGCACTGAGGTCATCAGCCAGGCAATCGCCTGGGTCATGTAGCTGATGAACAGCCCCGGAATCTGGCTAAGCCAACCCCCAATGGTGTTGAAGAAGCTGGACATGGTACCACCAGCCCAGTTAATCATCCCCCACTCTATGTCATGGAGAACATCGAGGATGTTATTGTACCACTCCCAGAACTTCCTGACCGCATTGGCCAAGCCCTCTGCTGTCTTCTGGGGGATGTCGTAAAACACCAGTCGAATGTATCGACCCACGGCAAAACCGATGGCTTGACCGATTCTACCCCAGGACAACTGCTTGAAAGCATTGATAACCAACTTCACGGCCTTCTCAGCATAGCCGCCGACTAGTCCAGGTAGGTCCGCAAACCAGCCCCCGATGTCACTGAAGAAGTCCCCAATGGCTCCCCCAGCATCCGACAGTCCACTTACAATGTCGTCCCAGACTCCAGTAAAGAAGCCAGCGATACCGCTACCCAAGTCACTGAAGAATCCCTTGATAGCATCCCAGGCTACTTGAACAGCTTCCTTGGCCCTGCCCCACCACTCTTCCCAGTTGCTAAAGAAGGCCTTGACCTCTTCCCAGGCATTGGCAAACCACTCACCAACATCCTGAGCCGCTTGCTTGAGATCTTCCCAGAAGTCCTTGACAAACTCCCGGAAAGCATCCCACTTGAACCAAAGTACAACCAGAATGGCAATGACCGCTGCGATCGCAACCACCAACCAGAACCAAGGCGAGGCAAGCAAACTCACCGTCAAAGCCCCGTTCATGGTAATGACTCGACCCATGCCTCCAGCCAAGACCCCAAAAGCATTAGCAATCTCATAAATCACTCGGACAGCTCGGACCATATTACCAATGGTCAACAAGAACCCACCTGCCAGCAAAGACAGTACTCCTACAGCCAGAAGACTTCCCACAAGGAGGTTCTTGATGGGTTCGGGAAGGTTGTCAAAAGCGATGAGGAGGTCACGAAGACCATCAACCCAATCCTTCACCATAGTCTGGAATGGCCCACCTGCGTCGATCATGATGGCACTCAGTGTGGCCTTCAACCGCTTGATGGAGCCATCAAGGTTATCCATCCTCTTGGCTGCAACATCAGCGGCAGTAGTTCGCTCAATCTCGGCAGTCAGCTCAGCAAAGCCATCCTTGCCAGCATTCATCAACTCCAACACCGACGGCATGGCTCGAACACCAAAGATGTCATTGACTACGGCGATCTTCTGTTGGTCGGTAAGACCCTTGGTCTTATCCTGGAGAACCTGCATGATATCAGCCAGGTCCTTAAGGGAACCGTCCGTATTGCTGAACTCAACCACCGAACCAGTAGCTTCGTCGATATTCAAGCCAAGGCCTCTGATGGCATCCTTGGCCTTGTCGGTGTCCGGTACCAACCGAGTCATCATGAACCGAAGTGAAGTACCAGCAGTTGAACCCTTGATACCGACTCGACCAAGAACTGAGAGGGCCTGGTTCACTTCCTCAAACGATACCCCCATGGCCTGAGCAACAGGACCCGCGTATCGCATGGTAGTAACCATGTCAGCAAGATCCACCGACGATGCGTTGGCAGCTCCAGCCAACTGATCAGCAACGTAAGTCGCGTCCTCAGCTCCCAGTTTGAAGGTGTTGAGAATGTTGATGAGGTTCTCACCAGCAAACGGGATTTCGACGTCGGCCGCCGTAGCAAGCTGCACCGACGCCTCACCCACACCTCCAATGATGTCCTCAACCGAAGCTCCCGCCTTGGCCAAGTCCACAAAGGCCTGAGACAAAGCAACAGGTCCGAAGATGGACTCCTTACCAAGTTCGATCGCCTTGTTCTTAAGTGCCTCCATCTCCCCCGCCGAGGAGTTGGTAACAGCCTGGACAAAGTCCATCTCCTTCTCAAACTTCGCCGCTTCGCCAACAATGGCAGCAAACGCTCCCACGGCTTGCATTCCGAAGTTTACCATGCTACCGCCTGCCGAGCGCAGAGCGAGGTCCGCGTTCTTCAGGTCACTGGTATTGATCTTGATGGAACCCTGAGCTACGCCCAGGTTGTTCATTGGCACGATTCACCTCCTAACGAGTGATCTGACGGAATCTTTGCTCAGCAGGAACGCCTAGAAGCTGCAACAGCTTGTTCTTGCGTTTCCTTTCCTGTGTCTTCGTGTTCTTGTCGGTTATCTTCTCAACCTCTTCCTGAATCCGGTGTCCGAAGTATGCCACTGCTTCGTCAAAGCAATAAGCCTCGTAACCATCAGTTATGTCGACGAGTTGAGAAGGCCTCTGATGCCAGAGTTGAGCGTTATTGAACAACCCCCACATCAAGCCCTTGTTCTTCACGAAACCTCTCGAGGGCCTCGACACCCCCAGTGGCAACGCCGAAGATGTACATCTTGTCATTGAAGTCGACCTCGTCGACGTACAGCAGATCTTCGTCTCGATCTTTGCTTCCGATCGGAATGACCTGCCCCGCCTTCTCGTGATCATCGTCGTAGTACGGAACCTCGTGTACTTCCGGGTCGACGCAGCAGTAGACCGTAACCCCATTGGCCAGGTCGATGATCACCTGCAACTTCTTCTTGTCCTTGAGCAAGGAAGCCAAGTCCTCATCCTTTGGTGGACCTCCCCGATTGAGGGACTCAGTGATGAGAGGCAGAAGCGCGTTGGGGATCAACCCCTGCTCAAGAAACACGTTCATGCCAGGAGTGCGAATGTATGCGGTGTTACCGCTCGGAACACGAACATAGAGGCCCTCGGAAGTCTTTTTCTTCCACTGCTTTGCAGGAGTGGGACTCTCGAGGGCCTCTGTTGCTCGTTGCTTCGGAGTCTCCAGCTTTTTCTTGGCTTCTGCCAGTCCTGCTGGAGCTCCTGCTCGCTTTGTTGCCATTTCCTCTGACCTCCTAGGGTTCCGGGATGGGTGAAGACTACGTTGCCGAGCCTTCTTGGATGGTGGAAACTGCAGCGCCGCCGCCGGTGAGTGAACCGGTGCCGAGCGTCATCTGCGCCACATTGGTCGCTGCCAACGTACCGGTGAACTCGACATACCAAGCCCCTGCCGAACCGGTGACGTTGACATCCCCAGGAGCAATGTTCGAGAGTGCCACGAGGGCATCCTCAACTTCCTGAGCCGTCGAGTCCCAATCCAGGGCCGTAGTGGTTTGTGCACTGTAGGTGATGGTGAACGTTCCGCCCGTACCATTGCTGGCGATGAGCTGGATTTCGTTCTGTCCTGCCGAGATTGCTTCCTGGGTCTCGTTCCAGGTGAAGGTGTACAGGTCCTCGTTGGCATCGCCGATTCCCTGTCCGGAGCAACTGGTGATGAAGAACTCGCCATCGGCGAACTCTCCCTCGATGTTCTCCGTAACCTTCGCCTTGTAGATGACCACGTGCGTGTCCCCGTATACATCGTTGATCGCTTGACCCTCGATGCGGAAATAGGGACGGGCGTGTGTCACCTTCTTGGTCAGGGACTTCACCTGAGTGGGTGTGGACCCAATCTCAGAGAGGTCACCGCCGGACATGGCCTGCCAGGCTTCGAGCGAAATGCCACCAGCCTCCAGTTCCCATTCGACAGTTGGACCCTGACCATGAACGGCCACGAGTCGATCGTCGCCTCTCAGTTCCTGATATTCCTCAGCTTCGCTGAAGCTCAGGGTTTGAGCAGCGGGGAGATCGACGGGTGTTCCCAGTGAGCCATCCGCGTTGATGGGCGTGATCTTGACGTCCCGAAGGCCGTAAGGCAACGCCGGATCTGCTAGAGGCATCTAGCTAGTCCTTTCTGAACGAGGTGGATGTTGGGGTGCCTTGAACTTGAGAGTTTCGACTAACTCCCCGGTCTCTGGCTTGAAACGATGAAGCACAACGACGCCCGGTTCTTTGCCGCAGAATCGACTGTCGCAACTGACTTCAAGAAGCCCGTCATCCAACAATCGCCCATGCAACTTAGATGAGCATCGAATCTCCATCGTCCGTGCGCTTCCCTACCGATTCCTCGACCGTCGACCGGTCGATGCTTGCACCTCATCGTCGCCGGACGCCTCGGACTCCTCGGGAGAGCCCTCATCCGATCCAGCCGTCGATGATGCAAGTGATGTCATCGGGTCCTGAACTTCTGAGGTCTCATCCACCCCATCGGCGTCAGTTGCGATGAACTCGGGAAGCTTCTCCACCAGAGAATCACTCATCTGGTTGCTCATCTCGAGCGTGAAGTTGTTGTCCTTGTTCCAAACAAGGTCTTGACCCTTGTGCTTGATTCCAAGCCGGTCAAGGTCTTTGGTACGAAGAACTCGAGACTTGTTCGCAGCCGCTCGAGTCCACCTTACGTTCTTCATCAGGCCTCCTAAGCCTTGTAGGTAACTTGAATACGAGCAAACTTCAGGATGGTACCCATGTCGTCATCCCGGTCGTCGTCACTGGTCTCAAGCCAGAGACTCTTGACAACCCCATTGGCCTGGTCCACGATATCCTGAAACAGTGTTCTCAGCACCTCCAGGATAGCGTCGATCTTCAGGTAGTCCCCCGGCACGTCATGAGCAAAGATCATGTAACCAAGAGTCCTGAACTGTTCGACGTCGTCACCCCTCATCGTGGAGGTATCACTCGTCTGCCGGTAGATCAAGTAAGGCTTCAGGTGTGGAGTATGCTCCACCGATGTCGTCTGATGGACTCCGCCTGGCACTAAAGCCACCAGCGGGGCATGACCGATCATTCTCTGGTATGCCCAAGTTCTAGTCGACATAGTAGATTATCTCCCCACACATGCCCCGCATTTCGTTGTAGATTTCGGGGCCCAGTTGTTCTACCGTAGGAATGATGATGGCGTATCTCCCGCCCCATCTGATCTCAAGCCAGACACCGTAGTCAACGGTATGTTTGAGAGTCAGGGTCATCTCTTTGTCATCGGCAACCACATCTGCAACAAGTCCTGCCCGAGCGTCTCCTGTTCTATCTTCCCAGGGAGCATTGTTGCGAGCGTAGGTCACTAGCTTGTCAGCGAACTTCTTCATGGCCTCAGCCACACCATCGCCGGTCTTGAACTCGAAGTTAGCTAGACCTTTGAACAAGGTACCATCCAACTGCCAAAACTCGTTCTTCTCAAACTGCTTGGCCTTACGGAATCTACCGCGTTCATCTCGGAAGTTTACCTTGTCGCCGAATGGCATGCTAACCTCGATACATCAAACCTGCCTGACCTCTGTCCCAGAGGCGAGCAGAGATGAAAACCGTGTCGTACCGCCCGGCCAATAGTCGATCCGTTGTCGGAGTTGTATCGAGGGACGGGTCGAAGTAGTCGCCGATCTGGATGTCCGAACCCCGGTCAAAGATGAGAATCCAGAGAATCTTCTCGACTCTCTCCTCACCAAACGTCTGGGGGTTGTGAACATATTCCTGGGTCAACCGTCGCTTGAACGGATAGATATGGAACGTCTGTTCCGCCAAGTCGGTGACTGAAGTTTCTGCTCGACCTCCGGCTGCCGTTGTGGCAACAACAGGGCGATGAAGAACAATGTGAAGAGGATCGGTACGGATGAAGTAGTTCATCAACCGATCTCGAACCTGAAGCTCGGAAAGTGCCGACATCAGTCAGTCACCCGAACGATTTGGCCCATTCGAGCTCGACCTCGTGAGGGAGTCTCAACATAGCCAACATAGCGATCTGCCATGCGGATTGCCTGTCGCTGAAGGTCGCTCAGCTCTCGAGCAGCGTTACCTTCATTGACATTCACTAGAGCCGCATAGTTCGCTGCCTTTTCCATCCAGCCGTAATAGGCAGCAGCATTGGGGTCACCGAACCCCTTCTCCAACAAGTCTTCGATCTCGTCGTCGGAAAACATGGTGTCCGCAGCGTCGCCGCCCACCGGAATGGTCTCACCAAGCAATGCTCGTGTTTGTTCCTCAACGCTACGGTTCACCATGCCCTCCTTCCTACTCGGATTCCGACTCGTCAGTCGTCTCGTAGTCGTCGTCGTACAGCTCTTCGCTGTCGAAGCGACGCAAGCGACTGATCATCACTTCCTTGTTGCCGGCGACGGACAAACCGCGCTTCGCCAACTCGGCACGACGCTTGTCGTTGTTCAACCCTCCTCGTTGGAGTAGTTGCCGCCAACGCCGTCGAGCTCGCCGGAGTCTTCGACGATCCCGCCTCTGTTGCCCATGACTGGGACGGACTGGTCTTCGAGGGGGGTCACACGAGAGGGCAGGTACTCGCTCTGGTCCTCGTCGTCTTCGCCACCCTCGTCGTCTGGGGGGTCCATCGCAGGATACCCCTTCGGAAGCCGGCCCCGAACGCGGAGGTACTCGTACTCCTCGTAGCTCAGGTTTTCGTTGGCAATGTCATCTGGGTCGATTTCTCGGGTCATGTTTTCCTTTCCCCGTGAGGTGTCCCTGGCCGATCAGGCTGCCCAACCGACCAGGGACGATGGGTTAGGCGTACGCCGCCGGAACGTCGTAGGTGGCGTCTGCCGTGATCTCCATGACCGCTCCCGCACCACGATGCCGGATACCGGTACCGAAGGCGTGGGAGTAGTACGAGTCGATCAGTGGGTAGTCGTGCTGAGCGCCCTTGAGCAGCTTCAGACCACGGAGGCTGGCCCGCTCATGCTCACGGATACCGACCGGGTTGCCGATGTTGTTCGGACCCTTGCTCGCCAGCGCCGCCATGTAGTTATCGGGGATGTAGTCCTCCTCGATGATGACGAACTGGCCGTAGGTTCCGATGGTCAGCAGCCCGGGCAGGTTCACCATGGTGGGAGCACCGATGATCCCACCGTTCGCCGCCAGGATGATTCCACCGCCGACGTTGGACGTCGGGATGAAGTCGTACTTGGCACCGCCGGCACGGGTGAAGCCACGAATGACCGTACCCTCCGACGGATTGACGAACAGGAGCAGTTGGTACCCGTTCATGGTGGTGTAGCCGTGCTCGGTGAGCAAGTTCTGGAGGTCGTCGAGGTCGCCCGAGACAACCGTGCCAGCACCTGATGTGACGTAGTGCTGGTGGCTGGCGGCAAACGTCGTGAGCTTCCACTTTGGCGGCACTTGCGAGTCGCCATTGTAGAAGGGGTAGACGTTCACATCTTCACCGTCGATTTCGGCGACCTTCGTGGTGTTGTTGAAGATCTGCTTCATCACGCGGTTGAAGATCAGGCGGTTGTCGGCCTCCAGGGCCTGGTTGTGGAGAGCACGGAGCTGGTCTGCGTCGCACTCGGCGAGGAATCGCCAGGTGTACCGCGTCGCCAAGTCCCACCAGCGGAAGTCATAGCCCGCCCTGAATGGCGGTCCGAGCCTCTGACCCTTCGGGACACCGTACTCGGTGGACTCCTCGAAGTCCTCCTCCAACGGGTACCGAACGCTCTCGACCAACTTCGTC